GTTTATAACAAATTATTCTAAGCGTACAAATTTATCTTATAAAACGGGTGATGGTAAAATTTTTAGTGTTCATTGTGCCTATAAATCGAGTTTGGATGGGTATAGTAAAAAATTATTCGACCCATTTTGTAGATCGACTAAAATTGGATATACTATACCTGGTACAAATCATGAAATTCATACAACGGTAGCACAATTGAATTTCATAAGATGGTGTATAAAAAATAAAATAATAGAATACATAAACGTTAATAAAAATGATTTGTTTAGTAAGCGCGCGACATGAAACCTTCTTTAAACGAGAATGTTTGGTATCCTACGTAATATGCGTGTAAAATATAATCACGCGTTAAGCCACTTTTCATATTTACTTCTAGTGTTGTTTTGTTTGATTGTAATTGACTAAAATCCAAGCTTCCCGATGGTTCCACATTAATCGGATTCATCGAGAAAGCATACGTATAAATATTTCTATATGGTCTAGATAAACGACTTGTAAAAGGTACTACATATTTATAATATTTGTGATCACTATCTTGTAAATTTGGCATATCTTCTCCGTTTATAAATATTTTAGCTTTTTGCATGGGTGGATTATAAAATTCATTTTTTACGGAATATTCTACGTTTGACGAGAAGTTATATCTGTTCGCAAACACATTTGCTAATAAGGTATTTCCGGTACCATCAAAAATATTTTCGTTTTCAAAAGCAACTTGTCTAAAAAACCAGAATATGTTTTTTACGGGTATGTCTGGAACAAGTTCGAGTTTTACGTCTGTTTCACCCGTTTTAATTTCAAGAGAAGGGTGTTTTTTAACAACATCTGTTATGAATGTGTGTTCTTTACTTTTAATGTAAACTCTTTCTTCGTTGGGTATTGTTATTTCTTCTGTAATAATGTCAAACCCATCGAGTGAAACTGTACCCGCAGCATTTGTAAAGAAGGTTTTAGGTCTAAAAACAAATTCAAATTCTATTTTTTGTTTATGTATTGCACATGTTGGAAAATATGGTCGATTTGGTTTATTTGTTTCGTATTCATCACTTTCATATTTTCTTGAAAAGAAAAATGGTACGGGTATAAACAATTTAGATTTTAAGCCTCCGAACACACAATTACCTGGTTCTAAAGCTGTATCTTCTGCTAAATTCCTGTTTAGTGTGTATCTTTTTGTACGCTTTTCGGATTCGTCGAGGTACATTTCGTCATAAATAACACCCCAATCATCATGAAACGTTTCTACAATGAGATCATCTACGCGCATAGTGATTGATTTGAATATATGTCTTCCTAATTGGTCTGCAAAATATTCGTCGATTGCGTTATTTATAGGTGGTAAAGTTAATGATATATACATATTGGATAAGAGATCTCCCATATTCCTTGGATTCAATGTAACTTTAATCGTTTCTCCAAAAGGCCAATTTGGTTTGGCTGTACTTGGCTTACTAACGTTTAAACTTTTATGAAACTTGGTAAAATGTGCGTGATTTTTAGAATCATATTTAAAGAACGATTTGTTTGGTTCGTCTGATAAAAGGTACGTTTCTTGTTTACCTATGGCATTCATTCGTAAAATGGCACCGGTATTTGGACCAGATATATCACACATACTACTTATTATTTACAATTTTTTAAATATCATTGTACACGATTATGGGTCTATTATGAAAATGTTTGTTTACGTAATTGTATAAACCTTTGTACCATAAAAATAATTCTTTTCTGGATAATGATAAATTTCTATTTATGGTTTTGGTTTTTCCAATTTCCCTTGACCTGAGAACTTCCTGTGATGGTTTACCACACGTTTTAAAGCATGAATAACAGACCCTTTTTACTTTTAATTTAAAAAATTTCAAATACGTCTCGTTGTTCACTAAAAAAAGTGGTTTTATTTTTCTGTATTTTCTAATGAGTTCGCGTTTCTCTCGATTACTTGATTTTATATATGGTTCTAAAGGACAGTTGCATATAAAACAATACCCTTTACATTTAAAATACATAAAAGATATAGTACTTATTCTTTTATGTACTATAATGAAATTAGACAACCTGATGGAACTCCTATTATAGGTATAAATTATGAAGAAGAAAGACCACCTGTGGTAGATGTTTTAACGAGTAATGAAACTCAACAAGTTCAACAACAAGAACCCGAGTATGAATTGTTTAATTCGATCATGATAGCTTGGTTAAATGTATTTTTAGTTGCATTAAGTGTACATTATACAATTTTGTATGATAATCTCTTAACTATAATTAATTGTTTGGCGTGTGTATTACCACTACATAGTATACAAAATAACAGTATACATGGTATTTTCTTATATACTATTTATGTTATGATTGCAATGTTATTAACAGCGTCTTTAGGGTTTTATGAATATATTTGGTATTATGTTATATGTAATGGTATAATTACATGTATTTTTATAACCTCAGTGGTGAAATATATAAAATATATTAGGAATCAAAACCAAAACAGAAACATAAATGAACAACATGTTATATGAACAAAGAGATTTAGACATTGCTAAAGGTTTATATAAAAACCAAGAAGAAAAGTGTGAACGATTTGCGAGAAGTATTCATAAACTTAGAGAGTCTCGCAAACAGTACGATGATAAAAGAGAAAAAAGTAAAATAAAATTTTTGGATGTTGTTCCAGAAAAACAAGTTCAAAGTAGACACGTTAATAAAATGTGTCAGGCGATAACAACGAGTGGTAAAAAGTGTAATTTTAGAGCATCATGTGGTGTCTTTTGCAAAAAACACGTAGCTAAAAAATAAATGTATTGTTATATTAAATGTTAGATCAAGAAACTCTCAGACCTGTCATAATAGCCATGGCTCTTTATTTGGCAATTTCACAAATTATCCCAGAACTTTTGAAAAAACCAACGAATATTAAATTTATTGATGATATTGTTGCCATGTTGATAGCACAAAAAGGATCACTCACTTCGGGTACCATTCTCACCGGACTTATCGTTTTTATCACCAATTACATTAACGACGAATTCTTGTAAAATGTTTTCTTTACACGTTAACATCCTTGTCCTTGGATGATCCATATATCTTAGTTTTTTATTATACGCATCTTCCATAAACTCCATGAGTTGATTTGCATTTGGTTTACCCCAGGTCATACCGGCCTTGAATAGGAAATCATCTTTTACTAACTCCTGGCGTTCACAGTCAATTGTGTACGGTGTTTTTATATATTCTGGTGCACCACCAAAATCCGTAATAATAACTGGTTTATTTCGTAAAGCTGCTTCTACAGCCCCTAAACCAATACCTTCCGAACTTGAAAAACTCACGTAGCAGTCTGATTTTGCATGTATTTCTTCCATAACTTCATTTGATACTAAATTATTTATAATTGTGACGTTTGGTATATTTATGTTTATGGGTTGTTTACACGTTGCTTTTATAATAAGTCTTGCATCCGGTTTGTTTAGACGAATAAACGTTTCTAAAATTTTGTTAAAGTTTTTCCTAGGGTCTATTACGTTCCCGATGTGATAAAAAGTATACGGTCTGTTATCAGGTACGTAAGCGTGTATGATAAAAAAATCGGTCTCTGGAAACTGTTTTTTAAAAACTCTTTGACAAAATTCGCTCGGTACAGCAATTCTATCAAAAAGTTTAAAAAGTTTTCCATAATCTTCGTGTACGGTTTCTGTTTCACATATAGTCATACACGTTACGTGTTTAATTTTACGTTTGATTTCTGGTATTTTATCAATCCAGTATTGAACAGGTAAGGCATAAATAAATGCTTTTTCACAGACGGGAATTTCTTCGTTTATGTCTATGCACTTACTACCCGGAAAAAGATCCATATATTTTCGCATTTGTTGCCCTATCCCACTTAAAGCGGTTGGTCCAATGAATAACATTTACTATAAAGATAATCTTTCTTTTATATATATTACGCGATGGACTCTGTTAGAGAACAAATTCAAAATCAACTTTCACGATCAAAAGTT